CCTTTTGTGGATATCTAACCTGATAAACCTGAACTGGCTCTGCAAATATTGTGTCATCAACGGGTCTGATTATTCTAAGTTCAGGGTCTGAATATTGCATCGATGTTTGAGCTGAAGAATACTGACCCCCAACTTTGTTTTCAACAACAATATCGGTTACCGTAATTACACCGTTTTGGTTTTGAATTATACTTTTCAATTCTGACAAATAAACATTCTGTCCTAACTGTCTTACTTGAGGATTGAAATAGTCTGAAATTCTGTTTGCAATATCAGACACAATCTGTCCTGAGTTTTGTGTTGCATCTAAAACTACAGATACTTCCACACCCAAATCGATTACCTCGGCAGAAATTACTGAAATATAATCATTCATCATACGATAGTTTGACAAATAAGTTGCAACGTTTTGTCTCAAAGTATTTGACACAATGTTGGTCAATTTACCTGATGAATCGTAAGATAATAAATTGATAAGAATTTTGTTGTTATTCTCTGTAACTGATACTTTTGCAGGTGCTCCGAATTGTGCGGGCATTACTCTCAAAAGTGATTCATAATCGTTCACTGTCACAGCCCTTTTTTGTGCCGCAAAGTTGAATGAAACATAGTTTCTTACTTCCTCAACATTTGGAACGTTTGCTCCACCGATTGCTGCAATTGGGTTTGTGCATCTGAGAGAATTAATTACAGATGTATTAGTTGTCTGTGACGGACCGTTTACAAAAAATGAGACAGTACCAACCTGATTAATAACGTTAGTGCCTAAGTTAGTTGCTAACCCACCACCCACTCTGTACTGAATAAACAATGTGGTATTTGGTGTCAAAGTAGAACCTAAAGAAAAGTTGTTCTGTAAAGATTGAATGTTGATTGGAACTCCCAAGTTTGTGAAGGCGTTCAATTGGTCTTGAGCCGATGTGGACCCACCACCAAAGGTTAGTTGGCAATACCCCTCAGGTGTAAACTCAGATATGAATCTGTCGTTAGTTTGAATATATCTACCAACTTTGATTGCCGGGTCGTCCGATACTTTTGTTGGGTCTTCGATGAAAATTCTATCTTCAGCCAAGGCATCTACCTCATACCATCTATTCTGTAATCCCAAAAATTCTGCAGTTGTTGGTATGTTTGTATAGTTTGTTCCGTTTTTAAGTAATACACTTGTGATTCCTAATACGTTTTTATCAGGTAAGAATAATTCAAAAAACGGTATTACATCTCCCGGACCGATAACTCTTTTAAAAACTTTGGTAAGACCATTAACAACAGGCTCTCTTTTTGTGATAGTATAATTAATTAAATTACCATTTGCATCAAAATTAGGAATTTTCAAACGGTTAGGGAATCCCGAACTGTTGTATGGGTTTGCAAAATCAATGTCCTGTGATGTTTCGAATACTATTCCAGCACCAAAAACCTGTGAACCTCTTGTTAGTGTTCCTAAGTATCTTTCATCTTCTTTATCACCAAAGGCAGGAACTGTAATAGAAAAGTCCACCACAGAAACAGAGGGTCTCTGACCAGGTATTTTCAAACCATAAGTTTTGGCAATATTATATATTGAAGAACGTTGTTGGGCATATTGAAGAACGGTCTCCTGTATACTCCTATCTATGTGATAGTGTAAGTTGTCTGCAACCGCCGCGTTCAAATCCAAAAATACAGAGAATACCGAAGCATCATTGAAGTCCTGCACTAATTCAGGATAATAACTTTTTACATAATTTTGTAATTCTATCCTGATGCTTTCATAGTCTCTCGACGTATAGGATATTGTTCTATTTGCCATATAATCTTAAATATTGATGATGACGAAATCGCTTTGTGCGAATGCCGAATTATCTACTGTATAATCTATTATAACTTTTGCGGTATATTCAGACGTGCCTTTGCCAGGTACTTTGTATATTTGGTCTCTACCTGACTCAATCATTTGTCTACCAGGTGCATATTCAACTTCCACACTTGGGTCAGCGGGTTCAATTGCAATTCTATTAATCAATAAATTTGGCATATATTTTTCAACAGAATCTCTGATATCAGCCTCTATCGCATTCTCAGTCAAACCATCGTAAGGTTCAAAAATAAACTCGTATAATCTTGTCCCAAAGTCTGGTAGATAATACCTTGAACCTCTTTTTGTTAAAATAAGATGTAATAAATCAGAACGAATTTGTGCAGCAGCAGTTTCTGTCAATAACAAGTAATCTCCTTTATTAGAATCTTCAAAAGGAAAATTTAAACCATATGTAATCCCATCTGCCATATTCTATAAATATAGAACTATCATTTTTTAATTGTAGTGGAACCTTTCAGATGTTGTGGGGTGTAAGGACAGTGTCTACAACCACTACCACAACAACGTCCCCTCTGTATATGGTATTCTTCGGTAAATACTAGTTTGCCGTTCTCAAAATAATAAAGGAGGGGTTCGACCCCTCCTTTATCAGTGTTAGACTTACTCATTCTTAAACTGTTGTAATCTCACAAGCTCCGCCAGCACAAGCTAACTCACCTGACAAATCAGTTTCATCAGAAACCTCCACAATTTTAGATAGGTCAACATTTTTCAAAGTCGCCAACATTGCTTCGTACTCTTCTTTGGTACAATCTTCAAATGGTGCTTGTTTGTATGAATGACCTGCGTAAGGAAGAACTGAAAGACCGTTGTAGTAATCTTTGTTTTCCCACATCCAATTACCAACAGCGGACCATTCGTGGTCTCTTACGGAAATGGTTGCAGATACGTTGTGTGTGTTACTTCCAGTTCTGTGCCCAAATTTAACCCACTCGTTGTGAACTTTTTTAACTCTCTCAAGAAGTTGAATTGGTGATTCAGTTCTCAAGATTGAACCTTCGGGTGCTTTCTGAGGGATAGAAATTACTGAAGTGTCGTGTGGACGGAAGTATTCATCTTCAATTAATTCAGGATGGTTCTGAGTCAAATGTTGATACATTGATTCATTCTTTCCGACACGAATTCTTCTGATGTAGTAATCATTATGCCAAGCGTGAATACCTGATGAAGGTCCCAAAGTCAACGAAGTTGTTCCTGCTGGTTTTACAGTTGTTGTTCTTGCAGCTTTGTTGATACCGATGATTGATGCAACTCTTTCATTTTCTTCTTTAACAACTTTTGCAGCAGATTTCATATTCATACCTAAGACAACACCTGAACCGATACCTGTCATTGAAACTCCGATAAGAGCATCTTTTTCAGTTGTTCTTTGCCAAATAGGACGTAGGTAATGGAAATTACTGTAACCTGCCTGAAGAGTTCCAATAAAGGCTGCCGCCTTGACACGTGATTCAAAATCTTCTTGTGATTCAATATTTGAAACATTAACCTCTGTTAAGTTACAGAATTGGAATGGTCGTAGTGCAATTTCACAACAAGGGTTTGTTCCCCAATCTTTGTCATTTGACAAATAGATACCAGGTTCACCTGCTCCACTCGCTTCGATTCTTGCCCACAAATCCATAAAATACTCTTTTGTAATTTTATGACGGAGTAAGTTTGCGGAGTTATTAGCTCTTCCTCGTTGTGGATTCTTTTCCCACCAAGAACCACTCTTACAAGAAATCATTTCGTCATCAGATGCCGAAAACAAACAAATTAAAGCTGCTCTACGAATACCACCAGCCAATACTGCATCTGCAATGTGACAAACGATGTCGTGTACTTCGATAGGACGAAGTTTGTCACCATCTTTTTTACTGTCAAGAATACCTTCAACTTTAATCAAACACTCTTTTAGGGGTTGAGGACCTGGCGCCTTACCTCCTGATGTAACCAACCTTGCACCTTTTGGACGAATGTCACTGAAGTCGAATTCGATGTGAGAACCACCAAAGAAGTAAGATTTCATCAAAAGTTTTACTGCGTCCGCCCAACCTTCGATTGAATCCGCAATTAGATATCTTCTGCCTCTTTCTTTGTTTGGTTTGTGAATTTCAGGTAACAAGTCTGTGTGGTGTTTTTGTACTGAGTAACCTACACCCGTTCCACCTAAAAGTAGGAACATAATTTCTGAGAATACTCTCCAATCATCCACAGGTGCATATGCACAGTTGTAAATTCTGTTTGGAGAAATTTCAATTGGTTTACCCGCAAATTGCATACTTCTCATCGAAGGAAGAATTTGTTTTTTGTAAACGTACTTGTAGTTCTCTCTGATTTCGTCTTCAAGTTGTGGAAACTTTTTGATATGCATATCCATATTTCTTGTAACGAGTTCTTGCCAAGTTTCTCTACGA